GTTAATGCTTTAAATAATCCTGATTGACTATTTGCTGGGTTGTTGTCGGGTAATGCCATTTATAATCTCACTTAATAATCCATTTATATTGTTCATAAAGTTGTTCTGCTTCACTCATTTGCTCAAAGACGCCATCTTTCTTGTATCCTTGTTGGCCACTAATTTTTGTATTCATGGTTGTCTTGGTTGTAATGATTGCATCAACAAAAGCTTTCTGATAGTTTAAATCTCTTGCGCTTGATTGGAGTGCCGTATCACGCACCCAACAAGCAATTGCGAGAGCCATAATTAAATCATCATTATAGCCTTTCATTGCCTGGGGTTTGCCATTTTTCCAAATAAAAGTTTTCATTTCGTTTGCTAGCCGTGAAGAATACACTTTAATTAGTTTGTTTCTTACAAACTCTTCTAATTTTGCAACTATGAGAGGGCGTGTCTTCATCGTAGTTGTAAAACCAGCGACTGCGGAGTTGCGAATTTCTGCTTGATGCTGCTCGATGTATTCGTGTGTTGATTTAATAGAATAATATATATTAGGATAACCGTATTCTACGAGTTTGTCAAGCACTGTATAGCCAATATTATTATTTTCTACTACCATCATCGCGTTTCCAAACTCTCGGCCAACTTGATTAAGCATATTGGCGTATAAATCTGGTGTGAGCTTTCCTTGGTATTCTCCAACGATTTCTAATGTTTCTATCTTTAGAATCTGAAATGTGGAGTAATCGGCGCCGTCGCCTCTCGACACATCGACTGTCATTAAATAATTGCAAGTAGGATCAAACTCTTCCCAAATCCAAAAATTACGATCAAAGCCTGTGCGGTGCTTGGGTTTCTTAACCATCGATAGCATCCACTCCATACAATCTGGATCTATAACTGTTTCGCCAGAGGTGTTGAAATTACACTCCAGCTCTTGTGCAATCTGTCGCTTAGACATATTCTTGGTCTCTTTCTTATACCATTCTTCATCTCTTTCCGGGTGCACGTTCCACGGAAGATTTGTTAAATGAAAATTATTTGCGGCATCTTCAGCATCAATACAGGTTTTATGGAACCAATTCCCAACACCATTGGGTGTTGATAAGGCAATACAACGGCCGCCCGTCGATAGCGTGGGATACAAACCTGTCCATAAATCTTCTAAATTTTCAATGTGGGCGGCCTCGTCGAGAACGAGAAGCGACAAAGCTTCCGAACGACCAGCATCACCAGAAGTAGATGCTGCTTTAATCGAAGAACCGTTGGAAAGCTCAAAAGAATTGCGGTTATCTACTTCAATTGTAGCAATCTTAAGCCAATTTGGGAGTTGCCTCATGATTCCTTTGACTTTCTTTACGAGGTTTCCTGCTGTCGCAAATTTTGTTGCCATCACAAGGATGGCTTTGTCGCGGTGAAACAACATCATCCATACAATATACCCTGCGGTGATCGTTGAGATACCTAGCTGACGTGCTTTTAAGATGACATTAAAGCGATAATCATTAAAACTTCGAAGAAGGTCATCTTGAAAGTTGTAGGTATCGAATAAAATAAGCCCATGCATGGGGTGAGAAATTCGAGCATATGTTTTAAGAAAATAAGACGGATCCTTGCCACACTTGAGAATCTCTTTGACTTGCTGCTTTTTGTCTAGTTGAAAGCTCATCCATCATCTTTGATATTTACGTCGGTCGGATCTATAGACCTTCGCGTCGGAGGAGAATAATATCTACCCAGCGCTTTTTGCATGGAGCCGATAGTACCCGGAGCCATACCAGTTAATGCAGACGCCACATAATCTAATGAGCCATCTACGCGGTCGATTGCAGCTATGATTTCTTTTAGTTCGGGGCCCTGATCTAGTTTGTATGAAATGTCTTTTAATAATTCGATTATCTCCGAAGAACCTTCTATCTCTTCCTTGATAATCTGCTTAAGTTGGGATTTGGATACTTTCATTTTAGTCTTCCACAATTTCTATATTAAGGGATTCTTGCTCTTCAACGGGGTGGGGGGGAGTTGTCTCGTCATCCTCGGAGCCTGGGACACCTTCTTCTTCAATAGCCGTTGCTCTCGCAACCTCTTCCATGATAATCTCTTTGAGCCGTTCAATAGAAATTTTCATTTTTCAGTCTCCGAGCCTTTCTTGCGGCTATCGTTATCGGGGCGTGAGCCGCCTTTGCCGTTCCAGCCACCTTGATTAAGAAAGCTTTCCCAGCTTTTCTCAACTGAAGGCTCTGACTCCGCCTGAACTGCCATAGACTCGTCAAGGCCGCCGATGCGGTAGTCCTGCTTAGCGCAAACCCAAGAGCGAACGCGAGATGTGCTCTCGACTCTCATATCGGATTCACCTTCTTTTGTCAAAGATACAGAGTTGCCTGTAACTTTCTTGTATTCTTTCTTAAGAAACGATGCAACATCTGCAAGACGTTGCTCAATGTCGCTTTCGAAACCATTAGCATAAACCTCTTTCAATTGAACTTCTGAATGATAGGAAAGACGCATCACGTTTCCGGAAAACACTACATTAAAGCCATCTGTCACTCGCTTGTCAAGAATCGGATTGCCCTCTTCGCGTTGGAGACCTGCGAGCAATGGTTCTCCCTCTTCATTTAATGCGCCGTCATATACGTTGGCGGCTGCTTGTGATAAGCCTTGTATGATTTCATAAACTGTAGCCATTGTTTTATTTCCTTGTTTTTTTCTGGCGCAAAAGACGCTCTTCGTACCGGTTACCGGGGGGGGGCGTTGCTTGTGCTTGTTCTGGTGATGCTTCTGCTTCTTGCCCGACGCCTCCTATAGCCTTTCTGAGAACTTGCAACTTCATCTGGTCCTTGAGTTGTGTCGGCGTCTGGACCATTAAATTAATTAATGCCATAAATTCCTGTGGCGTATTAATAGCCGTGGCAATAAAGTCGTCAATTTTTCCGCGGGCGAATAATTTTTGAAGTCTGACAATATCGGGTGGTGTTCCTGATTCGTTTAATTCTTCAAGAATTATATTTTTTAGATCATTTTTGGTTATTTTCATTTTTTGGTCTCCAACCTTTTTTCCATCTTTCTTCTCGGCCTTCTACGTATCGATCATAGCAAGTATAGCAACAATCAAATTTGAGAAGACAAACATCGTCTGTCGCTTTTCTAGCGAGAGAAGAACAAACAGGACAATGCCGTAAAGAATCTCTATTAAATAGTTTCTTTGCAACCTTTATACCATTAACATCTACTTTCTCTTGCCACTTGTCGTTTTCATTGGTTTTCTTATATAACTCTCGCATCTGTTCGAGATATTCTTTTTCTTTATCCTCGTCCCAATTTGCGCGGGGATTCTGGACTGCTTCGGCGCCATATTTCTTGGCGATCGCTTTCTCGATTGCTGCGATTTTATTCGGGTCTTTATCACTCATTGAACAGTCTATAGGCCCCATATGTTGCGGCTACTCCGACTGCCACGCCTCCTGCTGCCCATAGCCATCGATTGCTCGGGGACTGCTTTAGGAGGGCTCTTTGCAAGTGGTCAATCTCTTCATCCTTCTGGAAAATAAGAAGGCTGCTTTCTTCATGCAGTGCATTATATTGAATCTCCCAATTGCGAAGCTCTAGCTCATAGCTGGCAGCTTCAACTGAAAGCTCATATTCGATTCGTGCTTGGCATGCGAGGTTGGCAGTTGAGTTGCGTGCCAGGATTTCAGACAATGCCGGCACATCAAAGAGGACGCCCTCAAAAGGTGCGCATTGCTGCTCGCCAAGAAAAGTAAACTGACCTGTGTCGGCGGCGGCCGGATGGGCGCCCAACATTAATAATAGACTAAGGAACATAATCAAATCCGTACATTAACATTATTGTCTCAACTAGTTCTTCAGGGTCTTGGGAGAATTGTCTTCCGTATTCTTCTCTTCGGTTCTCGATTACTTCTAGAAGCTCTTCTTGGCTTTCTTGATAGTCTCGCTCTACTTGATCTAAAGTGTCTTTATAGACCTGGAGCGAGTCTTCCATATCGGACATTTGCTTCTTGTGGATCTCTTGTAGTCCCACAAGCTGTGCTTGCAGTGATTGCTCTGAAGCTTCGTATGCGGCTTGCATTTGTTTATAGTCATAACGCATCTTACCCATAACTACAAGCGAAAGAAGGACAATCAAAATGCCCTTCCAATTCTTCAGCAAAAACTGAAGGATCATCTGTCGAGGTGTCATTTAAGCCCTTTCAATCTCTCAACGATATCGACGGCGCCTTGCGTTCCAATAAACACAGTGCTAATAATAACCCAATCGCCACTGGTAAGATAGCCGGCGAATGCTAGCGATGATGCAGTTATCCACACCAACAGCTTACGCGATGTTAACTTCAGCAGCCACGTATCTAAAAATCCTTTGTGCTCTGCCATGATATCCTCTACAGCAGCCAGTGGGCTACAAGCACACCATCGAGCCACACAAGGACCATCAGCACCCACCAACTAAGACGGCTGGCGCCTTCGGTGACTTCGTGCCAGAGAGCCCAGCCTCCATCGAGTGCAACCCTCCATGCATTTGCTGCGGTGTTGAGGGCGCAGTCCCATACTTTTCTTAATAAACTCATTTTTTATTTCCTTTTTTTTTCTTTTTCTTGCCTTGTTTGGATACAATCGTATCGGCAATTCCATATGCATCATCTTTATCAGTTCCAGATGCCATTAGTTCGTCTGCTTTCTTCTCTTTTGCTTTGTAAAAAGACTTTTTATATTTCTTCTCCTCAGCCAAATATGCTTCTAATTCTTCTTTGATATACTTCCGAAGGATAGCACCTTCGGCTACTCCAGACAACGGTTCTGTTGCTGCATGATGGATGGGTTCATATGCGGGAGGCTTGCTGCGGGCTGCATCCACTTCTCTAGCGGCTCGCAAAATAGCTCTCTTGGTTCGATCTAATTCCTCTTGGGGTCCCTTCTCTCTAATAAAGTTTTTATATTTTTCTGGATACTTTCCTTGGTACCAGTCCATCGCCACAGCCATCGCTTGGGTGCTAGGGTGTATAGGATAGGGATCTGGTTCTTCTTTGGGAGGCAGGGACGGACGCAAGGGCTCCATAGCGGGCAGATCTCCTGTGCGCTCTTCCGGATCTTCAGGGTCATCATAGATAGTTTCCCAGCCGGCCCTCAGAGCCTCCTCAATCTCTTCATAGATGATCTCCATCAACTTTGCTTTGGCAATTAGTAGGGACATTCAGGCTTAAACCTCACAGGGGGATGCGTGTCTAACGGAATGCCGATACGTTCCATATCGTTCAATCTTTCTTGTATTCTGTGGTGTGAACAGCATGCGACTGCCAAAGCAAGCAATGCTAGCCCAAGAGCCAGCACATC